ACTACTAACTACTAACTACTAACTACTAACTACTAACTACTAACTACTAACTACTAACTACTAACTACTAACTACTAACTACTAACTACTAACTACTAACTACTAACTACTAACTACTAACTACTAACTACCTCAAAATACAAAATTTTTAATAAATTTTTTGTTTGGCATGCTAGCGTGCAAATTTTGATCAAAAAACTTAAACCACCGCGGCACCGATAATTTTTGAAAATGATCAAAATAACATCTAAGCAAAATTATTTCCCATGCGCGTATTTCCCATTTTTTTGACCAGCGATTTTTTGTTGCGCTTGCAAAGATACCACGCTTGCAATGTTTCCTTAAGAAAACAGGTGAAATTCTTAATATTGCAGAGGCTTGGGCAATAGAGAGTTTTGTGTACTTTGCCACCCCAAATGCTGCAACGCGCGCTAAAAATTCGTTTGGATCAATCCGCATGTTTTTTATGTTAATCGAATCAAAAGTTGCACCACCCGCCATAAATTTTCACCATAGCCATAGAATGTAACAGTAACATTTTTTCAGCGTGAAAAAAGAAAAAACCTTTTAGAGCGTAAAATAAATAAATTTCAAGATTAAGAATAAAACTAAAAAATTAATATACATTAAGAATAAAACTAAAATCTTAATATACATTAAGAAAATAGAAATAAAATTAAGGAAGAAATAGCCCTATATATAATATATAATATATAATAATATATATAATTAAATTTATTTAATTATTTCTGTAACAGCCATTTTTTCCCCTTTTTCCCCCCGTTGCGGGTGGTGTAACGAATTTTTTTGGGGTTGAAAAAGTTTGTAACGTTTTTTTGCTTGTTACACTATTGATTTTACTAGTAATTTTTTTATTTTGATTAAAAAATGTGCTGTTTCTGTTACGTTTTTTGTTTTTTTGTGAAAAAAAAGGCGGCTTTCGCCGCCCATTTGAGTATAAATTAGTCAATTTCTGAATATTTTTCTGAATCGTACTTAGTAAAAATTGTACAGTCTTTCCAATCCGGTGAATTTTTGCGCTTAATAGCTGCAATAGCAGTTATTTCAGTTTTTCCGCGCGTACTGTCAAATGCCGGTGTATAATTATTGGCGGCAATAAACGCTATCCATGGTTTTTTATCTTTGTTCATAATTTTACCCCCTGGGCTTGTTTGGAGTTATATTTTGCCCATGTTTTGCCCAGTGGTGAGTGATCACCGTTAGGGTTAAGATAGCAATCGCATTGTGTGGTCAAACATTGTACAAAAATATTCCCTTTTGCATTTTTTGCCCATTCTAGCGCTGTTTTTTCTGCATTTTGGATAGTCATTTTTTCGGATGTGTATTTTTCTTCCCCGTTTTGGTTAGTTTCTATTACCCAATATTTTTTAATTTTGTTCATAATTTTGCCCTCGTAGCTTATTTTATTAATAAAATTAATACGTTATGTTTAATTTTTTTGTATTCTTTTTTTGTATGTGCTTGTGCAAATGCGATTTTTTGCGCTTTTTTTAGCGCGATTAGTTTTTTTAAATTGTTCATAAAAATTTACCTTCCTAAGTTTTTGATTTTTATAGTGTTTTCCAACGCGCCGGAATATTTTTTTGAGTTTGCACTAAAACCGCTAAATCAAAAATTTTTCCGTTTTTTTCAGCTTTTAAGTTGCCGCGATAAAGTTTTTTTGTATTTTCATTGTAAATTTTATCTTCTGAGAAAATTTTCCATCCTTTTTCCAGCATCTCAAAAATTTCTTTTTTACAAAACATTGTTTTTTCTAAAATTTTTTCTATTGTTTCTTTTGTGTAGTAAGTTTTCATAAATACCTTCCTAAGTAATTGTTTTTAATAAAATTTTTTACTGCTTTTGCTATTTATCGTTTACTTTGACGTTTTTATAATCGTGTTATAATGTGCTGTAACTCTTTGATATTTAGCGGTTTTTCATAAGTTTTTAAATAATCAAATTTAAAAACTTATGAATTATTGTCTCATAGTGTTATTGTGTTGTCAATAAAAAAACACTCTTTTTATAAAATATTTTTAAAATAAGTCATAAATGTAGCGGTTTTTTTAATTTTTTATGTTTGTATTAAATTTATAACTTATTGATTTTATTGATGTTTTTATGTTTTAGTAGTTATGTAAGTCTTTGATTTTATTAGTAAAAATAGTGTTTCACGTGGAACTTTTTTTATGTTATTCTTTAAAAGTGTTCAAAAATTGAGGTATCCATGACTTTGACAATTTCGCAACTCGAAACTCGAAAAAAAATGGTGCTCCGCTGTTTGGCGGAAACGCTAGGGGATATACATAGTGCGTGTGCACTTGCACAAGTTAGCGTATCAACTTTTTATGCTATGTGTGGCGACGTGGATTTTAGAGAAGAAGTCGAGCAAATAAAGGGCGAGGCAATCGGATGGGGCATCAGCAAATTGAAAGAGCATATCGAAGCAGGAAGTGAGAAAAGCTTGCACTTTTTCCTTCGTTTCAAAGGGGGATTTCGTGATGTTGAAAAGTCAAATAATCAAAAAAGCGTTATTAATCAAGAACTTTACACAAAGTTGAAGGGACTCGACAAACAAAAATTAAGCGATATTGCGCAAATTGTGGACGGTTCAGCGATACGAATCGAATCAAAAAAAGAAGATGTTGTTAAATAGTAAGTGTATAAAAATTATACAAACAGTCGGAAGGATACTTCTTTTATGTATGTAAGTTTGTAATATATTGATTTTATAGTAATTTTTAACAGTAGTAGTAGTGATTACTACGGTTTCTTTGTCGGTTGTGCATTTGTTGCTCGTTCCTCGACAAAACGCCAAAGTAAAATCCCCTTTAATCTCGCGCGCCCTGAATCAACTCATCACCCTATTAACTTTCTTACTATAAAAAATAAATATTCCCCCATTATATCATAGCATACTTTTAAAATGTTGCAAATCTTTTTTATAAAATAATTTTTTATAAACCCCAATTAAACTGTCCATGCTTCTTAAACAACTCCGACATTATTTGTCGTTCGTTACCCACTTTAAAAACTTACAAAATATTTTCCGTAGTTTTTTTCTTAGCGTTGGTATTTCTTTGACTCGCATTTCTCGATCCATCTGCGGAGCCATTTGTATGCCATATTGGTATTTTTCCTTTCTTAGTTTTTTCAAAAATTCAGTGTCTAAGGATGTCATTGTTTTTTCTCTCTTTAATGCAGTATTATGGTTTTATGAAGAAAGCAAAATTAGATAGTATTTTAGATTTGGGGATGGTTGACCCCCAGGTATTAAGGAATACCATGGATAAAGTCCGCGCTGAGAACAGTTTGCGTGATTTTGCGAAGTTATCTGCATCTCTTGTTGAACCTAGACAGTTGGTATGGGGGTGGCATCTTGATGCTTTATGTGATCATCTACAGGCTGTGGAAGAGGGGCATATTCGTAGATTGCTTGTTAATGTGCCTCCCAGGTCTCTTAAGTCTACTATTACGTCAGTTATTTATCCCGCATGGGCGTGGACTAAAGATCCGACTATTAAGTTTTTGACCGGTAGTCATGGTTCTGATTTGGCAGTACGAGATACTAGAAAGTCTAGAACGATTATTGAAAGTGATTGGTATAAGGAACTTTGGGGTGATGAGATTAGGTTATGTGCTGACCAGAATCAGAAACGATATTATGAGAATACGAAGAATGGATATAGGGTTGCATTTTCGACAGGAAGTTTTCCTATGGGTAAAGGTGGTGATCGCATCATACTTGATGACCCATTGAGTTTAAATGCGGCTTGGAGCAAGACTAAACGGGAAGGTGTGAATGACATGCTTGGGGAAGGTATGTTTTCTCGTTTGAATCCTGATACTACAGGAGATGATATACGCGCTATTATTGTCATAATGCAGCGTTTATGTGTGGATGATTGTACGGGTTATTTATTAGAAAGGTTTTCTGGTTGGGAGCATTTGATGTTGCCTTTAGAATTTGAGCCAGATAGAAAGTGTAAAACGTCTATTTTTATGGATCCTCGTAATGATGCGGGGGAATCTCTTTGTCCTGCTCTTTTTCCTCCGGAAAAGATTGCTGAGCTTAAGGAAGAGTATGGTCCTGATGGCACGGCTGGACAATTACAACAACGACCCAATAAGGTGGGTGGTAACTTGTTTGATACGGATTGTTTTCAGACTTATTATGTATTGCCGCAAGTTATTAAATGCAATCGTGTAATTCAAGGTTTGGATACAGCATATAAGGAAAAACAGCGGAATGATTATTCTGTGTGTATTACTTTAGGAGAGTCCGATACGGCGTATTATATTTTGGATGTATGGCGTAAGAAGTTACCATATTTGCAACTTAAGGCAGCAATTGAAGAGTTGGCATCGTTTTGGAAGCCATATATTATGTTGATTGAGGATAAGGCTAGCGGGCAATCGTTGATTCAAGATTTGGAGATGACGACGAAATTACCTGTGAAGGCGATAACCCCCGATGGTGATAAGGAGTATCGTGCGAATATGGCGAAACCTATTATTGATGCTCATCGCGTTTGGTTGCCGGAGCATGCGGGGTGGCGAAATGATTTTATTGATGAGTTTGCTGCATTTCCTAAAGTGCCGCATGATGATCAGGTAGATACATTGTCTATGATTTTAAATTATATTAGGGCTACTCCTCATACTGGAGCGCCTAGAGTAATAAGTTGGAAACATTAGAATGGTGGAGTTATGGTTAATGATAAGCGATGGTTTGGTAATTTAGTGGGTTTCAAGAAGTCAGTATCGAGTTATACTCCTAAACAGCAGATAATTTCTGTAGGGTCGTTTGATTGTTCAGTTAATACTTCATACCAAGTTTTTCCTATTAGTGTTGTTAGAAAGGAATCGGTGCCAAGTGTATCTGCAACATCGCGCACACCTAGAATGTCTTTTATAGATTATTTACTTGGGCAGGGAGATTTTAAGTTGGCAGCATACGAAGCGGTGATGCTTTTTAAGAAGTGTGCTCCGGTATTTGATGGTATAGATCGTATTACCCAGGCAGTTAGCACGATACCATTAAAAGTATTTCAGGAGTTGCCTGACTCGAGAATGAAGACTATTAATAATCATCCGTTAGAATTGTTGCTCAAGCGTCCTTATTTTGGAGTAACATCCCGAAAATTTTTACAACGCCTACTTAGTTTTTTGATTATTACCGGTGACGCGTTTGTAGCCGCTAACTCGATTGATGCAGATTCTATCCCCGTGGCGTTACATGTGTTGCCAACACAGGCGGTAACGATGCTTGTGGATGATGATGGGTTTGTGAAGACATATCAGGTTACGCTTGCCAATAAAACGATTAATTATATGCGCAATAAAACTACTGATGGCGATAAATATTTTGCACGATTAGATACGGGGGCGATGTCTGAGTTATACCACATGAAGACTTTTAATCCGTTCTCATATGATTTCGAGATTAAGGGCATGTCGCCATTAAATCCTGTGTATCACGAAGTAGAGCAATACGCTGCATCATCGGTTCATAATTTGAGTTTGCTTAAGCGTGGTACGACGATGGATGGGATATTTTTGATTGATAAACCATTGTCTGATGATGAGTTGCAAAGATTAAAAGCTCAAGTTGAGGAATATCATTCTGGAGAGGCTAATGTTGGTCGACCGTTTATTATGGACAACGCGGCGTCGACACGGTACGAACAAAAAGGTTCAAAGGCTAAAGATATGGATTACGAGAAAATGAAAAAGGATATTCGTATCTCCATATATAGTATTTTAAAAATTCCATTACCGAAAGTTACATCAGAAACTATGACGATGGCAAACTTAGATGCATCCCAGGAGTCATTTTATGATGATGCGGTGCTGCCATGGGCAGGAATGTTGCATAGCGAGTTAACTATGTTTTTGATGCGCCGTTATACACAAGATCCTAACTTTATGTTGTCGTATGATTCTAGTAAGATTAGTGCACTTAGAAAACGAACAGTGGAGAATTTATTGCGGCTAGAGAAAGCTAACTGTTTAAAACCTAATGAGTTGCGCAACGTTATTGGCTATGAGCCAGTAATTGGTGGTGATCAGATTTATATTCCTGCAAATACCGTTCCCCTAGGTGGAGAGGAGTTTAATCCTAATCAAGAAGACAATAATACTTCACAAGAAGATTCCCCCCAGGAGTGATTTAATGTTAAACGTAGATGGAGAAGCGCGAGATAAGCACGCGCTTGTTGACGATAGATTAAAACGTGCGTTTGAGATTATGTTATATAGTAAATTGCTTGGTCTATTTAGATATTATTTACGTGAGTATGAGGAAGGGTTAGCATCAGGAAAGATTGTACAACTTGCATATTTTAAAACGGCGTTAAAAAGAATTTTGGAAGCTCATTATAAAAAAGTTTCTGATAGATTTGTGAAAACAGTAGTGAGTAGAGTGGGAATTCCCAAGGATCATAAAGATATTTTAAATTCCATAGGTACCAAGATTGATATTCATAATCAACTTCGTGCGGAAGATAGCGCTGAGATAATTTCTAGAACTACCGAAGATGACGCTCATAGAGCTTGGTCTAAGGCAGAAGTTATTTTACTTGCCGCGGGAGCAGGAACTATAATAACTAGATCGAAAATTGTAGCTCAAGCTGTATTAGAACTTCATAAACAGATACGTGGCAGGTTGAATACTATTAGTGCTACAGAAACACAAAATCCAGCAGAATATAGTAAACAAACTGAGTTGTTGTTTCTTGATTATCACGGTGCGACTATTAATGGGATTGATCTCAGTGATAGAAATTTAAGCAAAGAATGGAACGCGGTGATGGATAATCGTACGCGCGATGCACATGCTGCTGCACACGGGCAAATTGTTTCTTTCGGGGATTCATTTGATGTGGGCGGAGAACGTCTCATGTTTCCAGGTGATATGTCACTGGGAGCTACTATACGCAATACTATCAACTGTAGATGTACTTTAGTTCCTATTATCAATTAGTTATGTTGTTTTTTGAAAAACAGGTACGTTTGTGGTAAGATAATCAGATTATTAATTAAATTAGGTGAACTAATGAAAAATTTATTTATTGCTTCGATGTTAGCACTTTCTACTTCTGCATTTGCGGTTCCTTATGCGGGTATTCAAGGAGGTGTTATTTTAGAAGGATTAAATTCTTCGAATAATGCTTATTCCGCAGTGTCGTTTAAAGATAATAGTTATCCATTGGCGGGTAGATTGTATGCTGGTTATGGGTTTAATAAGTATTTTTCAATAGAAACGGGTTATCTCTTAACGACTAATGCAACAATTCATACTGATATCTTGGGTAAAGACGCTAATAAGTTTCATGTAAAAGAACAAATTGCTGACGTGGTTGGTAAAGGTTCGTTTTATATGGGTGATAAATTTTACGTATATGGTAAGGCAGGAGTAGCTTACATTACGGTGAAGGAGACTTTAAACGATGAGAAAACCAAGAATATTAATTTAGTTTATGGTGCTGGTCTCGGTTATGATGTTAGTGATAGTGTGAGTGTTGATTTATCATGGACTCGATATAATGGCAAAGATACGAGTGCTGAACATTTAATTAATGGTAATTGGAAACCAAGTTTAGATTTTTATGCGGTAGGTGTTACGTACAAATTTTAATGATTTATGCGCGTCGAACGCTTGGGCTGATTAAAGATTATGGATAAGTAGCTAAGACAGTGAGCAGTCGTGATTAGAGGGCTAGTTACCCTATGGTGATAAGTATTGATGTTATAACAACATAGTGACGGTCATCTAACTAATGAATAACTACTGTTATAAGACATTTTACGCTTTGATCTAGACACGATGATACGCAGGTGCAATTCCTGCCTTATCCGCCAAATTACGGGAGTAGCTCAGTGGTGAGTTGGGACATAGTAGGCGTTTTTTAAACGCTTGAAACGTCGCAGGTACGTCGGTTCAAATCCGACCTCCCGTTCCAAATAGCAAATTCACGTCGATCGCGGGATATGTTATGTAGCATAGAGAGATAACAGTTCGATGCTGTTTCTTTGCGCTCTAATTAGAGTACTATTTTTAGAGTGGCAGAGATAGTTTAAAGGGCAAAAACACTCTACTATTTTTGCGCGTGCAGTATTTAGATTTTCAATAGTTGTTTTCCCTTTCATGTAATCTTCCGTACATATAAATTCTATATATCAATTCTTCAAGATTTTTTGATGAATCAGTTAACTTGCCTAAATCTTTAGTAATACGTGAATTTTCTATAGAATATATCTCTTGTA